AGGCTGCAGTCGTCGGATTCCTCCGCCACGGTGCAATGGGTGTCGCCGCAATGACCCCTCCAGTTGGTACAACTGCACAAAGACCTGGTGGTGTTGATCAAGAGTTCAACACTGGTGCTCTGAGATTTAACACCGACATCGGTGCTCTTGAGTACTATGATGGTTCTTCCTGGGTCGCTCCTGGTAAGAAGGTCTATAGTACAGTTACCTCCACGCAGGCAATTAATGCAAAGGATAACGTCTACTTCTGTAACTCTACTGGTGGTACATTCACTCTGACTCTCCCTGCTTCGCCTGACCTTGGTGATACTGTAAGATTCTACGATATCGCTAAGACATTTGATTCCAACGCCTTGGTTGTTGGTAGAAATGGCAAACTGATCCAAGGAGACGCTTCTGACCTTACGGTCAACGTCGAAGGTGCCGCGTTCGAGTTAACCTTCTCGGGTGACGCCTTCGGTTGGAGACTCTTCTCCGTCTGATTCAGATTCTGGGGGGACCACGAGTCCCCCTTTTATCTCTTTGTAATACTCAGTTTTCATTATGTGTTTCTAAATACAATTACAAGAAAGGGTTGTAAATGGCCAACTATAAATCATATAAGGTAATTTCCGCCGATCAAATACCCGATGGAGTAGTATCACTTGATAAACTCCAAACAGGTGTTGGTCCTACTTTTTGCGTAAAGCATTTTTATGGATCTCCTGGGGGTTGTTCATCTGGTTGTTGCTGTAATTATCAAATGCCTGCAGGTGCTAGTAAGGCACACTGGGAACTGTGGGGTGCAGGTGGTAACGGACACGGATCATGTTCATGTAATAGATGTCAACACTATCAAGGTGCTGCTGGGGGTACTTATAACTCCAAGTCAATCTCTACGGTAGGCGGTTGTTCTTATACAGTATGTGCTGCTGGTGTTTACCGTTGTCGCTCTAGAGAGTGTAACGGATGTATCGGTTGTTCCTCCTATGTAAATGGTTATAATTTGTCTAACTTCTGTGCAGTAGGTGGCGCAAGAGGTTGTGCAAACGGTGATTGGTCTGTTAGATGTAGTTCTTACTGGACCTGCTGTATTGCACCAGGTGCAAACGGTGGAGATTTTGCTATGGCACCTCACCAGTCTAACTGGTCTGGTCACTGGAACTGCCATTGTACGGGTGCTGTTGGTCATACCTGTCAATCTGGTGCTCCATTCCTCGGTGTTGGTAATGAACAGTATACTGATCAGTGCTGGGTTACCTGCGGATGCTGGTCTGCTTCGTATGGATCTGGTGGTGCAGGTGCTATCACTACGTATTGTGGTAGATGCTGCGGTCAGGGGGCCACAGGTGGTGGCGGTATCGTAAGACTTACCTTTATCTAATTCGGGGGATAAACGAAAAAAATGGCAAATTACTCATCGTACAAAAAAGTTGCTGGAGACCAGATTGCAGATGGTGCTCTAACTGCAGATAAGTTCTCACAGTCTCCCACTGGAACTTTTGGAGTAAAGTGGTTTTATGGTCAAACTACTAGATGTTCCCCTGGATGCTGCTGTCTCTGGACTGTTCCTACTGGAGTAAATAAACTCTGGATTCAAGCTTGGGGTGCTGGTGGAAACGGTCATGGTGCCTGTTCTTGTAACAGATGCCAACACTATATGGGTGCCGCAGGTGGTGCATATAACAGTGTCGTTGTAGATACTCAACCAGGTTGTCAGTACACTGTATGCGCTGCTGGTGTATATCGATGCTTCTCTAGAGAGTGTTGTGGATGTATTGGTTGTTCTTCCTATGTAAACGGTCAAGGACTTGCAAACTTCTGTGCAATCGGTGGTTGCAGAGGAATGGCAAACGATAGCTGGACTACTTCTTGTAATGGCATTAACCACTGCTGCCGTGGTCCTGGAGATAATGGTGGTCAGTTTGGATTCACTTCCATGGGTGCTCACTGGTCTAACCAGAGACACGATACCTACAGAGGTTGGTGCCACTGTTATCCTCAGGGTACTCACCCACAAAGTGCTCCTCTAATTGGAACGACTGTTGGTCAATCCATTAGAGAATGTTGGATTCGTTGTGGATGTTGGGATGTACCTTATGGTCATGGTGGCCAGGGCGCAATGACTACGTACTGTGGTAATGGTCACTGTGGTCAAGGCGGCACTGGTGGCGGCGGACTAGTCAAAATTACATACTTCTAAGGAGCACAAAGGAAAATGGCAAATTACTCATCATATAAACAGATCAGTAATGAACAGATTGAGAATGGAACAGTTGGTAATTCTCAGTTAGCTCAAGGTGCTTTCTCCAACTATTGCGTGAAGTGGGTATATGGATCCCCTGGAGCAATGACTTCGGGTTGTTGTTGCCTTTGGACCGTCCCTGCAGGAGTAAGTAGAGTTACATTTGAAGTATGGGGTGCAGGTGGAAACGGTCACGGAACCTGTTCTTGTAACAGATGTTATGGTTGGCACGGTGCCGGCGGTGGTTTCTATAACACTAAAACTATTTCTACAACTCCTGGTTGTCAGTATACTATTTGTGCTGGTGGTGTTTATCGTTGTTGTTCTAGAGAATGTACAGGATGCGACGGATGCACTTCTTACGTCAACGGATATAACCTTTCCAACTTCTGTGCCATTGGCGGTGCAAGAGGTTGTGCGGTTAACGACTGGAGTAGAGGTTGTAGTTCCACGTATGAAAGATGCTGCGTTCAACCAGGTGCATGGGGTGGAGACTTTGCAATGGGTAACCACGTCGATCACAAACCAAAACTTGATGGTTTCGATTGTCACTGTTTCTACAACCAAAGTATTCCAACTGGTGCTCCTTTCATTGGAACCTTGGGAGTTACATCCACTCTCAGACAGTGTTCTGTCCGTTGCGGTTGCTGGGCAGTTCCTTATGGACACGGCGGTCAAGGTGGTGTCAATACTTGTTGCGGTAGTGGAGTCTGCGGTCAGGGTGGTACTGGTGGATCTGGTCTCGTTAAGATCACTTTCGTCTGATACGGAAAACAATAATTCGATCAAAGAGGGTTTTTACCCTCTTTTTTTATAAATATAAAACGAAGGAGTTAACCTGAACAAACATGGCAATTATTTCTCACCAGTGGGAACTACCACTACCCAACGAATTCCTTGCTGACCATTCTTTCAGCGATGGCAATTCAAGAACTACCACTTATGATGGACCAGATAGAATCTGGCTTCAAATCGACGCTAACGGATATGAAGCATATGGTCCACTAACAGCAGAGGATATGGCAGACGGCCGCCCTCAACCTCTTGATGTTGAAGAGTGGTTTGAAGTTGACTGCACAAGATATCCTCTAATTTGTCAACTAAGAGCTCCAGTTATTGACGAGAGAGAAGAAGAGAGAGGAACATCTGAGGCTCCTGTTCCTGGATCTCCAGTAATGGAAGGATTCCCACAGATGACATATTCTCTACCTCTTATGGCCGATGACATTTATGATGGTGGAACTGTAAGAGTTGTTGATGGTGTACCAACCGTTAGAGCTTTTACCGTAAGAGAAAAGCTTAATGGTGTTGATAGAGATAAGACTTGGGATGATATCAGAGCTCACAGAAACAGAGAACTTGAGAACAGTGACATGTCTATTGCAGAAGACATGCCTGAGTCTATGAAGAATGAGTGGAAGGCATATCGCCAAACACTAAGAGATTATCCTGCAACTATGGAAACTGCTGGAGTTCACCCCAATGTCGCAGACATGATGTTCCCACAAAGACCATTCCATGTTGATCCTGCTGCTGATCCAGAACCACCCGCAGATGCAACTGAAGCATGGGAACCCCCAACTTCGTTCGTTTATTGATTTTATTCGAATATATACTTGGAGGGGGAGACCCCTCCTTTTTTTATGGGAGATATTATGTTTGAGATAAATCCAAACTATGAGTTAACCGTTAAAAAATCTTGGGATAGATCAAAAGGCACTGATAAAGGATATGTCTGGAGAAAGATTTTTATCATTGATAATTTCTACGAAAATCCCGATGCAGTTAGAGCGACTGCTAGATCATATGAACCAAAGTATGAAAAAGAATACTGTGGTAATTTGATTGGAGGTAGAGTCGTTGAAGATATTCCTATGAATCTCAAAGAGACTTTTGAGGCTCTATGTAGAAGTAATGAATGGACCAACTTTGAGTTTGATCAAAAAGAATTTGATGATAGATGGTCAAAAATGAAATTCATGGTCAATGTGACCAAAGGAGAAGATATTAATAAAAGGTTTGATGAAAAAGGACATGCATATACTTTTCATAAGGATGGGATAAACTCCAAATGGGCTGCTTTGGTATACTTGAATAAACCAGAACAATGCTCTGGTGGCACTAAATTTTATTCTTGGGAAGGACATCCACATTCCACACCCAGAGAAGAAGTACATGTAGATATGGTTTATAATAGAATGGTGTTATATGAAGCAAACTGTATGCACGGAGCAGTTCTAGAAAGAGATACTTTTACCGAACATCCCCGTCTAACACAGGTATTTTTCATGTAATAAATAATGACAGATACGGCATTTTGCTTAATTACTTCTTGAGGTTGAAAAATGAGATCTAAGGCATTCTTCATCAATGGTGGAGCTGGTAGAGTTATTTGTTCCATCCCTGCATTTGAAAAATACGCAGAAACTCACGACGATTTTATTATCGTTGCTGAGGGAGGTACAGATTTTTTCAAGGGTCATCCTACCCTAGATGGGAAGGTTTATGATGCTTGGCACAAAAACTTATTTGAAGAACATATCAAACATCGAGACTGCGTTTCTCCAGAACCGTACAGGGTATGGCACTATTACAATCAAAAGTGCAGTTTAACCCAGGCATTTGATATGGAAATCAATGGTTTGGATGAGCCAAGAGAATTGCCCAAACCAACTCTCAACCTCTCTAAGATGGAGGTTATTCAAGGATACAATCTAGTACAAGAAGTAAAAGCAGTAACTGGTAAAGATAAGGTAGTAGTTATTCAACCTTTTGGTCGCGGTGTGACTCAAATGGGAGATTTCATTGCAGATCCAAGTTCTAGAAGTTTGTCCTTGGTAAACGCTGTTGATATCATCAATGATCTCAAAAAAGATTATGGTGTCATTATCATGAGTGA